AGGACAAGATGACACTCTTTTATGTTTTAGCAACATGGCTGGTGATCAACATTTTAATTGTAATCGTCTTAGCCGTTCGCATGCAGCACAAAGACCCGTTTTTAAACACTCAACAGGAGGCAACACAATGACTAAATATGACCAAACTTGGGCGCAGATACACCGCGTAAAAACACGTACAACTAACACAAAGCGTGTGGCAACACCTGCGATGTATATCAACGATACCAGATTTAAAAGCACTTTACGCACTATTAAAGTGTGGCTCACCACGCATCATAACTGGGATATGAGCTGGCACTTGGCGCATAAATAACATGCATATGATTAAAGCCATTTTATTTTACCTAGCCGTGCCAATTTTTGCACTTTGTTTGGCATGTCGCTTAATTTGGGGGTTTTAGCAATGCAGCAATACTTGATTAACCAGCTTTATTTTCGCAGCGTCGAGCAGCAGATATTAGAGCTGCTGGCAGCACAACCAGCCACCGTGCCAAACATGATTTCGCACATCCATTTGTTTGATGTGTCTTTGCAGCAGCTGCTATCAAAAATGCAGGCCGAAGGCGCAATTGAAATGAGCAAAAGCTATGTGTACAGCATCACCGAAGCTGGCCGCGCTGCACTTAACCACATGCAAAGGCAAGCCGCGTGAAACTGAGTGCCCTTGAAATTGCAACGCTGCAGGTGCTTCGAGCTGGCCCGATAGATGGATCAGACTTAAATACCAGATTTGATGGTGCGCACGCAGCTAATGTATTGCAAAAAAAAGGTTACGCAGACTTTAAAAGTGGCATGTGGCAAATCACCCCTGCAGGTCGCGCGGCTTGCCCATTGAGAAACAAACATTTGGAGACAATGATGAGTACAAGATTAGATGCATTAGCACTGATAAAAAAACAACCAGGCATTACAGGTGGTGAGCTGGACGTAGCGATGGGCGTAACTGGCGTATGTGCATACATTAAACATGAGATAGCAAGAAGCGAAGTCATCACCATGCCAGTACCAGATGGAAGAGGCCGCATGTTTTATATGGCTGAAGATGCACCGAAAGATACAGCCAAGGTAGAACCTAGTCGCGTGCGTGCGCCAGAGCTGCAAACAAAAGCCGTTGAAAATATGGCTGACTTGGCAACTACATTGCTAGAAGCGCCACTCGATGCACCAGTAATTGATATTGATAAGGTGTACGAGAGCTTATCTATACCAAAACCAACGCCTATCGCGCCAAAAGTGGCTGAGCAAGCTACTAAACCTTTCCGCGTGGCATATACCAACGATGGTTGCTTGATGCTATTTGGATTAAATGATTACGGTATGCCGATTGAGCTTAACCCAGCGCAAACCAAAGATGTGGTTGAGTTTCTTAGCGAGCAAGTTATGCCAATTGTCGGTGCGATGGAGTAAGCCATGATTGGAAACTTACAACAACCCGCTAAAGATTGGCTTGCTGATGTGGTTTGCAATTTTGCAAAACAGCTAAAGGCTGGTGACGATCCATCAGTAAGCATACATGTAGCTAATTGTGAAATCGAAATCAGATTAAACAAAATTGCAGATGTTTTTAATCGTATTGAATTTGATTTATCTAAACAAAATGACTCGGAGCCAGCGTGAAACTCGTCTGCCCAATTTGCCAAGCTGAATACCCGCTTGAATCTGCACTCAATGATGTGGCAGCGCGTCAGGCGGTAGTGCGTGCGTTTGAGCTCACTGAAATTGGCAGCTTTCTTATTCGCTACGTGCAGCTCTTTAAGCCAGCCAAGCACGCTATCAGCATGAGCAAATTGGCAAAGCTGCTCGATGAGTTGGTACCCATGATTAAGTCAGGCCAAATCACACGCAGCGGCACTATTTACGCCGCACCGCAAGCTTATTGGCAGCAAGCGATTGAAACTATGTTGGCCAGCCGTGACAAGCTCAGCTTACCGATTAAAAGCCACGGCTACTTGCTTGAGATTATTGCAGGCATGGCTGAGAAAGCCGCAACTCAAGCCGAGCGTCAACAAGAGCAAGGCCGCAAATATGGCGAGGTGCACACAGCCAAGCAGATTAAAAAAGATGCACCCGTGAACTTAAAAGCAACCCTTAAAAAATTAACCAACCTAGGAGAAACAAAATGACCGCAATACCAGAAGGCTACAGAGAAGATGCAAAAGGCAATTTAGTGCCAATTAGCAAAATTAAAGAAATCGACTTGATGCGTGACAACTTAGTCAATGAAATTGTGCTTGAAGCCATTGAGCTGCACGAGTTGATTAAAGCTTACAAAGACAATGTTTTTGGCAACATTGCCGCCTTTGTGCAGATCAGCGGTGAGCAATATGGCGCCAAGCTGGGTGGCAACAAAGGCAATGTCACCCTCACCAGCTACGATGGCCGCTACAAAATACAGCGCGCTTATGCTGAAAACTTGGTGTTTGATGAGCGCCTGCAAGCGGCAAAGCACTTGATTGACGAGTGCATCAATCGCTGGGCTGAAGGCATCAACGACAATATTCGCGTGTTGGTTAATGGCGCATTTGAAGTAGATAAAGAAGGCAAGATTAGTACCACCAAAGTGCTGAGCCTGCGTCAACACAAAATTGAAGATAGAGACTGGCATCAAGCGATGGATGCCATATCAGATAGCCTGCGCGTGGCTGGCACCAAAGCTTATGTGCGCATTTACAAGCGTGTGGGTGACAGTGATGAATACACTCCCATTAGCTTAGATATTGCGAGCGTGTGATGAAAGCTGATCAATCTGGCACATGGACAGAGCAAGTGCGCTTTAAGCGTGAATGGCTTAGTCCACAAGAGCGCAATAAAAAAGGCTTAGTACAAAAGTGTGGTGATTGCGGAAGCATTGACAAAAACCACGGTGCATTTTGCAGTCTTGGCAGATTCTCTACACAAGTAAACGCGGTATGTGCCAGCTTTGTACCTCGCAGCGCGGAGGATATTTAATGGAAGCCGCACTTATTTTTGGTAGCACTTTCGTCCTGGTATTTGCGCTCGGTTTTCAGAGCATGAATGTTAACCGTGGCCATTACTTTGCTGCATTCTTTACCAGCTTCTTAATCGGCACCAGCAACTTAGTGCTATTTAAAACCGTACCACAGGCGGGCTTTTTTGAAATGAGCGCTTATTTAAGCGCAGGGCCATTTGCCATTATAGCCAGCATGTGGGCGCACGATAAATGGATGAAAAAGTAGATTGTTGATCCACAACCCAAGCTGTGAGTGGGGATATAACCGCAGCAGACCGTGACGCTTGTTTGACCTCCACGCCTTCGGGCGCGTCATCCAAACAGCGGGCGCGGTCAACTTAAAACAAACATTTTTTACATTTTAAAAGGATTTAAACCATGAATAAACAAGATTTAATTGACGCCGTAGCAAACGCATCAGGCACTACCAAAGCTGATGCAGAGCGCGTGCTAGAAGCATTAACAACGGTTACCCAACATGAGTTAGCCAAAGGCAATGAAGTCACATTACACGGCCTAGGCAAGCTAAAAGTTAGCCAACGTAAAGCACGCACTGGCCGCAACCCGCAAACAGGCGAGGCAATTCAAATCCCCGCCAAAAATGTGCCCGGCTTTAGTGCTGCTAAAGCGCTTAAGGATGCAGTTAACGCAGGCTAAACCTAAGCAACTTAATACTGAGCAATTTAATAAAAAATCATCTTGTTGATGTTAACAAGATGATTTTCAGGAGAGTAAAAATGAAAATCGGTGGTAAGTACAATTGGATAGGACAGTCAGAAAGACTGATATTTCTAGGTAGATATTATAGTGTAAATAGATATTGGAACCAGTTCGCTAAAGTAGAAAGTCCTAGTGAGGTCTGGTGTGAAGTATTGGATATTGATCTGCATATGATTGAAGAAACAATTGAGCCTCACGAAAATGCCATTCAGAACGGATTAGATCGCACAACATCAGGAGCAATAGGTCAGCCATGAGTGATCTCATAAAACATTACCGCCAGCTGCTTGGCATTGCCAAAAGTTGGGCTGAAAAAAACCTCCCCGGCTGGTGCGATGATCTGCACCGCAATTTACTCGCCCGTCATGGCGCAGTTGAAATTGAAGGCCGTATCTCAGCAAGCAGCATGAATATGCCGCAGCTCGCCGCAGCACTAGAAGATTATGAAAAACGTGGCTGGCCGCGCACGCGCAGCTTTAATGACAAAGCAAACAACACGCGTAAAGATGTACCGCCACGCATTGCCAACATTTTTAAATTATGGGCCAAGCTAGGCCAAGCGGGCAAGGTGGAATCTACCACCCGTGCCAGCCTACTTAAATTTTGTGGCCGTCAAACTGGCTAACAGGTCAATAACCTAGATGAGCTATCACTGAAAGAGTGCTCAGTGATTATTGAGTCACTCAAAGCTTGGGCAGCACGTTAATGACAAATCAAATCACATGGCCGAATGTAGAACCAGAGCTGCTTAAAACCTTGCCGCCTGCATTACGCGGTATTGTTAAAGCGCTCGGCTTTGCCCGTGCCCGTGATTTTTTATCAACGCACGGTGGCGTATTAGTGAGTTTGCCAAAGCATAAAAGCTATGCACTTGGGCTTGCTGATGATGAGTTGATGCGCTTGCGTATTGCACTGGCAAATATGCTTGATAGCGCAGATCGTATTTGCCTACCAAAAGCTGACAAATTATTTATTCTGGTACGCGATACGCAAATTCGCAAAGAGCGCAGCAAATCTACATTATCAAAGCTTGCAAAAAACTATCGCCTCACCTCACGGCACATCTTAAATATCTGCCGTGAAGAGGATGACAGGCAGTTTGACTTATTTTAAGCAAAGCACTCAATCGAATACCCAGCAAAAATGCGTTTAAATAATCCCACAAACGTTTAACACCTTTGAGTTGGTATCATTAGCGCAGCCAAAAACAAAAACGCGCCAAAACGCGTTAAATCAAATCTAAGCCACCCTCTGGCACCGCGAAACATTTCGCATGTTATTTTAATTAATGCCACAGCCCACAATGCACTTATTAACCGAGGGCTATTGAGTGGCTAAAAATCAAAATGTAATGTCGATGTCTTTTGTGTTCGATGGCAGCATCGAGCCAAATAATCATGAGGCACACTTGCTGCCTGCAGGCGACTTTACGCCAGATGATGGCCGTCCTCTGAATGTCGATAGTTTTAAGCTTTCAGCCGCTATTGCAAAAAATATTATCGCCGTCATGGCAGTACGCAAAAACATGACGCTGATTGACTATGAGCATCAAAGCTTACGTGCTGAAGAAAACGGTCAAAAAGTCATTGCTGCAGGTTGGTTTAAGCAAATGGAATATCGTGATGATGGCCTATGGGCTGTCAACATTGAATGGACACAAGCAGCACTCGAGCATATTCGCACCAAAGAATACAAATACATCAGTGCTGTATTTAACTACCACGCTAAAACTGGCGAGATTGTCAACATCGTATCTGTCGCCCTTACCAACACGCCAGCGCTTGATGGCCTTAAAGCTTTGGCTGCCCTTACCAAATCCACGCAAGACTTTTACACAGGAGACATTGCAATGCCCGATAACAAACAAGACACCGAGTTAGCCGCGCTGACCACTCAAATGGCAAAACTCACTGCTGATTTAAAAACAGCCAATGAGCAAGTGATTGCGCTCACAGCAGATAAAACCGAGCTAACCAACAAGCTAGCAAAAATGGATGAAGAGAAAGCGCAAGCAGCACTGGCGGCTGAAAAAAAAGCCCATGCAGATTTGTTACAGACTGCGCTGACTGATGGCCGTGTAGCGCCAGCACAAAAAGCGTGGGCTGAAAAACTCAACCTTGCTGCACTGACGGAATACTTGGAAGCCACCACACCGTTGGTGCCACAAGGCCGTCAAGCTGACCCTGCTCACAAAGATATTAACCACGGCTTAGATGAAGCTGAGTTGGCGATGTGTTCGCGCATGGGTGTGAAGCCTGAAGAGTTTGCTAAAACCAAACAGGCTGAGTTAACACGTAAACAACAAGCACAAGCTTAAATTAACTAATCAGATCACTTTAGGAGATCAAAAATGGTAGCAGCTACAATTTTAACCCAAGCGCAAATTAATGCGTTTAACACCACTATCCAAACCCGCTTTAATGCAGGCTTGGGCATGTCTGAAGAGACATGGAAACAAATTGCCAAGCGTATTGGCTCTGGCGGTGCCAGCAACACTTACGCATGGTTATCACAATTCCCAGCATTCCGCGAATGGGTAGGCTCTCGTTTACACAAAACGGTTAAAGAGCGCGCTTACACCGTGCCAAACCGCAAGTTTGAAAATACGCTTGATGTACCACGCGAAGCGTTTGAAGATAACAACCTTGAAATGTATGGCGACGTGGCTGAGAGCTTCGGCCAGTCTGTTGTTGATCTGAAAAACGATTTAATCTTTGGCGCAATTAAAGCAGCATTCTCGACCATTTGTTATGACGGCCAATTCTTTTTTGATACAGATCACCCAGTAGCCCCAAACGAAGATGGCTCAGGTACAGCGGCAACTGTAAGCAATATGCAAGCGGGCGCATTAGAGCCTTGGGTATTGCTTTGCACAAAACGCGCTCCACAGGCGTTTTACTTGCAAGAGCGTACTAATGCCGAACTATATAGCCAAACTAACACTGACTCTGACACGGTGTATAACACCGATGTGTTCAGCTGGGGTGGCCGTTGGCGTGGTGAAGCTGCCTATGGTTTCTGGCAGTTAGCATATGGCTCTAAAGCTGCATTAGATGCAACAAACTTTAACCTTGGCTACAACGCGATGATGCAAATTAAAGCCGATGGCAACCGTCCGCTTAATATCATCCCAGACACCATTGTAGTTGGCCCAGCTAACCGTGTTGCAGCAGAAAACTTAATCACGGTTAAAACCTTGGCAAATGGCGCAGACAATGCGCTTTACAACCGCGTAAAAGTGATTGTAACGCCGCTATTGGCTTAACCAACATATGAGGCTCAGCATTGAGCCTCATGTTTTAACTAAAGTTTAGGAGAATCTGCAATGCCAATTTTAAATGTACGTGTAGCCCCAAAATCTGGTGCAAAACAGTTTTATCGCTGTGGTATTGAATTTACCGACGAAGCAAAAGAAGTTGAGGTGGATGATGCCACAGCAACACGCTTGCTTGAAGAGCAAATGCTAGAAGTTGAAGTTGTAGGGGCAGGTGAAGCCGGCGGCGCCACTGGTGATACGGGTGACAATGATGATGACACAGGTAACACCGGTGGTGATGACGGCAACCATGCAGATGCACCAGCCGATCCAGCCGATCCAGCACCTGCACCAGCTGCAGCTGCTAAAATAGCAACGGCTAAAGCAAAAGGCAAATAATCTGTCATGCCTTTCGCTACCCGCATAGATCTGCTTGCACGCTCAAACGCACGTCGTTTAGCACAGCTCGCCATACCCGCCGATATTGCCATGCCGCCAGATGATGCGCTACGTGTTGCAATAAGTGGCGGTACTATGGGTGACTTTACGCAAGCAGATCAAGATGCGATTGAATTAGGCCTAGATGCCATTGATAAAGCGCTGGCAGATGCTAATGCTTTAATTTTAACCTACGGCATACCAGCCACGGTACAAACAACTTTGCTGGCGCGCTTAACCTCAACTATTGCGCTTTACTATTTGCAAGGCGCAGAGCGCATGACAGATGATGTACAACGTGCTTATGATGGCGCAATTGCAACGCTTAAATCTCACGCACGTGGTGAGATTAACCTTATACCCGCTGACCCTACCGCCACACCAATTGTGGGCGATGTGATTACCATCACCAGCAACACTGGGCGCTACCGCGTTAACTCAGATGTCGATAACGAATTTACGCTAGATCAACCGATAGACCAGCCTTTTGATGAGGTATGGCAATAATGCTATCCCTCACGCCCATCATTCAACAGCTTGAGCATAAGCCACCAAGCTTTAATGCGTTATGGTTTAGGCAAGTGGCAGGCGCTGCAGAGTATGCGCAAATTCGCCCAGATGCTTTGCCATTGCCAGCTGCTTGGGTGGTGCGTGCCAATGAAAAAAGCAAACACCTGGGCGAGCGTCGTGAAGAGATCACAGTCACTTTTGATGTGGTGATTGCCATTGAAAATGCCCGTGTGCACACACCGGGCGAAACAGACGACTTGCTATTGCAATATCGCAAAGCAGTTAAAACTGAGCTGCTTGGCAGCTACCCGCATGATGATACCAAAGCCATTAACTACGATGGCGGGCGCGTGCTGCAATATGCCGAGGGCGATATCTACTGGGCAGACACTTACAGCTTTGTTGCAGAAATTACCAATTATTTACCAGACCCACCGCCATTTGAAAAAGCGGAATATCAGGAGAAATTAGCATGAGTTTACCATTTGACTACATTCCAGAGGCATTACGCTATCCTGGTGTGCAAATTGAGATTGACGGTTCACAAGCGGGCTTGGGTGACACCATCCCCACAATGTTGTTAGTTGGCCAAAAACTAGCCACAGGCACAGCACCAGCGGGTGAAATTACACGTATCAGCAGTGTGGAAGACGCTAAAACCAAAGCAGGCGCAGGCTCTATGCTGCACCAAATGGCAGAGGCTTATCGCAAGGTGGATCAAGTGTTTGATCTATTCATGCTGCCGTACGCTGATAACGCCGCAGGCGTACAAGCCACAGCTACGCTTACAGCTACCGCAGTAGCAACAGCCAGTGGCGTTTACACGCTCTATATCGCTGGCCACAAAATTGAAGTGGGTGTCACTAGCAGCATGACGCTTGCGCAAATTGCCACGGCTATTACAGCTGCTATTAATGCAGATGCTAACGTACCATGCACCGCCGCAGCTGTAGCTGCAGTGGTCACATTAAC